TAACAAACCCATAGAAGCCATTGATGGGCGTGTACACTTCTGTGCCATCGGTGATGTTGGAAACGTTTAGTGTACTCATGCTAAGTCTCCGTGCGTAAGGCAACGAAGTTCAAGAACGTCAACAACGCTGCCACTTGTTGTATTTTCTGGAACCCCAGAAACGTTAAAACTACCAACAAGTAGATTGCAAATTCTAGGCGCCCATGTAACACGCGGAGACGTTAAACTAGTTGATTGACTGCCTGCTACCGCAGCGTAATTCGCAGCGTCAAAATTATTGCTAAAATTAACTGCGTAATCACCAGTTCCGTTATCAGTCAAACTAGCAACATTGACACTATCGTTAACTGCAATAGTTCCAGTGCCGTTAAAATTAACCCAAGCCGCCGCTACCCCTGACACAGAACGACTAGCTGTTTCACCTGTAGCCTGAATGTTTGTGACCTTCAGTGTACTCATGCTAGGTCTCCGTGTGTGGTTCCGCTTACATATCGCAAATCATAAGCAGTAGTTTGCCAATGCCCATACACATAAAAAGACCCCGCATCTATTGCCCATGCTTCAGCTTCATACTGAGAACCTGAAATGGTACCATTTGCCCCGCCAGCGGATTTAGTATAATACAGATCGGTATAAGAATTGGTGAAATTGTGGGAACTTAATGCTCCCGCAACATCCACGGACGACGAGATATTAAGGCTATTATTAACAACTAATCCAGTTGACTGATCAAAGGATACCCAAGCCTTCGCAGCACTCTGCCCTGTCAAAGTAATCGGGCCAGTACCAGCACTATCACTAATTGTTGTTGCTCTAATCTCAGACAATTGCCAAGTTCCCCCCAGTTGTGACGGTCAGCGTTACGCCTGTGTCAACAGTAATTGGGCCAGATGCCATAGCGTTTTCCGTAGCATCAATCGTTACGTCCGCTGTTAGCGTCTGGTTGTGTACACGGAATATGTCACCACGACCCGTATTTGCGTCACCAACATCGCCATTGTCACCCTTGAAGAATGATCCACCGCCGCCAACATTGGCAACTTGGAATGTCTCGAAGGCAAGTATTTCTAGCGTATCTCCAGCCGCAGCACCCGCTGTTAAAACAATATTCACGCCATCAGTGTCGCTGTAATCGACAGACGGAAGCAGTTTGACCCCGTTGAGCCAAACGACAACAAAGCCAGATGTGAAACCAACCGTGGTAAAAGTTGTCTGTCCCGCAGTCGCAGTAAACTTCTGACTTACCTGCGTAGCCTGTGGAACTGGTATGCTGCCGATATATCCTGACATTTTATGTCCTTATGGTTTTGTAGGCCATACTACATCATCTAGCGATGAATAGCTATTTGTGATGTCGCGCAGAGCCTGACGATATGCAGTTTGTTCTGCGGTCATTGTCAGATCAGATGATGCCCACCAATCTGTCTCGGCAATCAGGCGGTTACGTTCCTCGCGCAGCAAGCGTAGAGGTTCAGCCGCGGCTAGCTCGTCTTTCTTAGCTGATACTGCTGCCCACGTTGTACCCCAATCTGCGGGATCGCTGCTTTCGATTGCTGTGCCATTGGCATCTGCGCCAGTGACCTTGCGGAACATTTCGTTGAACTCAGCTTCTGTTGTTGGTTCGCCACGAAGTACCCACTCTGTGACACCCAACTCTGTTAATGCGTTTGCGATTGTTGTCATTGTCGGCCTCCTTTAGCCAGCTATTTCTCTAACAGTTATCCAGCTACTTCCTCGTCTAGTTGTAGCTGCTGCCGCACGATTTACATACATAGGATAACTGGAATATCGTGATGCTAGTTGTACTTTATAAGTTACGTCAGAAGTTGTAGCAGGTTCATCAAGAATTTCTTCGGGCCATAGTAGCTGTTCATACGGGGCATTTCCGCTATCTGCACCAAATTGTATCCACCAATAATCACCAATAGCAGTGCTACTGTTGCCACCTATATTAGTGCCGTTCCGACTTACGCCGAAAAATCCACCTGCACTTGTCCACCAGTTATTACCAACTGTCAAAGCACAGGTTACTAAAAATTTGCTGCTACTACTTGATGGTGTAAGGGTAACACTAAGATCAGTCACGTCTACAAAACTTTGGCTACTTGTTGAAAAAGTATCTGTTTTTCTAGCTTGCTTTACCTGCAACACCTTCCCAAAGCCAAAGCCTGACCCGTCTGTCTTCTGGATTTCATCGACTTTGATTATGCTGGTCATTGTGCGATCTCCATTAGGGTTATGCAGCTACACATTTTCCTCCCCCCACCCGTGCCTTGATTAAAGTAGGCTGTTCCAGAATTAACACCCCACAAAATACCATATGTTACGGCACTTGTTGTGTTTGGTGTGTCTGTTCCTGAGTGTGAAAATGTTTGCCCATTAACAGTATAGCCTTGCGACAAAAACATCTTGGACAATCCATTAGCGTTGTTTGAAGGGTTTAATTGAGATGGCACCCCAGAGTTAGCAAAATAAACTGGCGTTCCCGCTGGATCACGTGCAAAAATGAAAGAACCAGCATTTGAGCCACTCATTTCCAACTGCAAATCTACTGTCATAAGTATTTTGCTGTTTTGAAACTTTGGCGTTATAGAAAAATTAAGGTCATCTACACCAGAGTTTGTCCATGACGTGCTAGTTGTTGACCCTGAAGCATTACTAATCTTATTAACCACTTGCACCACATGCCCTGCTGCATGGACTGCGTTACCCAAGTTAGGCTGGAGATTATCAACGTAAAGTGTACTCATTGTGCGATCTCCCATGCTACGCATTGTGTCGTATCATTAGAGCCAGGGGGCCAGTATACATTTCCACTAACAGCCTTATAGTAAACTGTATATGTTACCGCAGATGTTGTATTTGGTTCGTCAAAAACTGCTACAGTTGCAGGGGAATAAACAGTGCCATTACCTACTTGCGCTTGAGAGACAGTTTCTAAGCTAGTTAAGCCTCGGTATATTGTATAAACACCCTGACCTGATGTGTATGAACCACCAATGAATTGAACAAATATTTTACTGTTTGCAAACTTAGGTGTGATGGTAACATACACTCCACTACTTACAAAAGAAGTACTGGTAGTCCCTGATGACGTGGTTGTGTCAACTCTACTCGTCATTTGAACAACCTGCCCAGCACTCGGAACCAACGTCCCACCAGATGCATCCAACGTATGACCACTAGGAACAATAATCTTGTTTGCGTTGGACCCTGACGTTGGACCCTTCAGCGTTTGTACGATTAATTCACTAGCCATTATACCACCGTAAAGGTTCCGTTAATCGTGATAGCTGCATTCACAGTTACAGGACCAATCACCATTGCATTACGACCAGATGCAATCGTTACAGGCGCATCAATGCTGTCGTCGTTGTTCAGCATACCGTCAAAGTTTACATCGCCAGTGACAGTGATTTGCTTGTTGTTCTGCGCAGTGGTTACAACCCGACCGATGTATTTGCTCATGTTTGCTCCAATACGCTTAGAATTACATCGACACTTTTATCCGTGTCGCTTTCGATGGTTACTGGGTTGCTCTCTAACAGAATAACCTTGCCATCAAGAACTGATAAGGCCGAACCGCTTGGTATCGCTACATCTTTCACGATATGGACGTGCGCGGCCTTAACAGAGACATTTACTGTCGAGGAAGTCACATTGGCTAGGTTACATCCAATAACCACCGAAGTCGTACCTGCTGGCACCGTGTAAACGGTTTCTTCTGATTGACCAACAGAGGAAGCCGTGTAGTTCTTAAATGTATTAGCCATTGTGACCCGCCCCTATTACGCTACGTCGTCGATTAGCGCAGCAACGATAACCTCAACTGTACCTGTTGAAGAAATTGCGTTGATGTCTGCGATTGTTGAGTTTGGCAAACGTGCTGCAAAACTTTCATTTGGACCAATGACGATTGCACCAGCTACGCTTGATGTCACCACTGTACCGTCAACAGTCACATAGATCGAACCGCTGTTTGTATCGACGTTCTTGATGTACAAGAATTTGACTAGATCAGCTACGTCAACCGCTGTAGGCGCTGTTGAGCTATCTACCGCTGTGTAGTCAAGAAACGTACCTGCAATCAAATCAGAACTTGTGTTATCGACAGATGATAGCTTGTAGTACCACTTGTCGTTCACATCTTCTGGTGTAACCGTTGTGGTTGCCGAGAATGTTTTTGCAATCTCGTCTGGAAGAACGGTAACTTCCATTGTGCATTTTGCTGCATCAGCCATGATTTTTCTCCTTTATCCCAAGGCTATAGCAAAGGCCAGCGCCTCACCCGCCTGATCGACGTTGAGGTTAGCCCTAGTTGTTTCCGCGTCAGTTACGTTTAGCGCACCCGTTACGGTTACGTCACCACCTGCTGTTATAGCACCTTGCGATACTATTGTCCCAGATGATGTTATAGCCCCACCGTTGATGGAACCATTTGCAGTCACGTCACCAGTGGCATTCACACCACCCGTCACGTTGACATCCGATCCAGACGTAATCACGCCTGTTGTTGTAAGCGTAGAACCAAATATGTCACCGCCGATAAACTGCGTTGCGGTCACTGATCCTGACACTGTAGCATTTGCATTTACTGTAACATCACCGTCAGATGTAATACCGCCCTCTGTGGCGATTTCACCCTGTGTAATGATGTTTCCATTGGTGCTGAGATAGCCAGACACCTGAATGTTGCCGAAACCTGACGTGCCAGCCGCTGTAACGCCCTCTGTAGCTGTCAAACCTGCCGCTTCGATAGAACCCTCAGCTACAAGATCACCCTGCAATTCTACAGTCTCTGTAGCGTTGATCTGACCAAAGACTGTAATGCCATCTTTTGTGGTTTCTAGCTTCTTAGTGTTGTTGAAGTATAGCTCAACTGACCCGTTTTCATCCATTGCCAAGAATGTCGGCTTGTTTGGATCATCAGCACCAATCGTGATGTTGTCGCCAAGAATATATAGCTCACCTGTGACGTTCTTGATATATGTGTCTACCGCATCGTGATAGACCTGCAAATCATCGTCATCACCAAAGTTGACCTGAATGTTGTCTCTGACAGTCCCGCCAGTTTTCTTGTCTAGCTTGTCGTCATTAAGATTGGTAAAGTTGTTGTCCACCTCATCATGCGTAAGAGGTGCGCCCTTGGTATCACGTAGAGTAATTGTTGCCATCAGTACGACCTAATCTTTATCCGACGACCAGCGGAACCTGTTTTAGCTTTCTCGTTGTCTGCGTTTATACCATCTATTGCGCTCTGAAACAATGCCGCCCATGTTTGCATACGCGCATCCTCACCCAAGAACGGCGCTGAGTGTATCAGTGAGCCGTACAAATACGCATCAGGAAAGTATGTAAGTATAGGATTTGTTGTCTGGATGGCGCTTAAAGCGGGTATCTCGCCATAGTAGTACATTTCTAGATCATAGTCTGCGTCTGGCGCAGGGTATAGCTCAATCTCGCCTTGCGTAATTGCAAATGATGTTGGCTTTCCCACTGTAGTAGATTGCCCACGTAAAGTTTGCATTTCCATCGAAGAAATCAGTTCGATTGGCCTATCATCTGCTTCTAAATGCAAGCGAATAGGCTCTAGAAAGTCTGATGGTAGTGCGCTGTATCGACCATTTACGACAGCAGATGCGCGGTTTTCCATGCGCCAATGACGAACCCTGCGGTTCATTTCTGCCTCTGCAAGCGTAATGAATGTCTTGATCCGCTCTGTCTGGTCATCTCGATCCAGAAAGTCTGCGATCACCGTTTGCAGTTCTGCGTAGGTTGTAATTGGCATCTATAAGCCTCCATATCCCATCAAGCCGCCAAGGCGCTCGTTTCGTTTTTCTTTTTGATCGCGCAGGTAGTCAAACACGCCAAGCAAAGGCATGGCACCAAACGCAGCGAATGTGGGTATGCCTTTTTCTGCCGCATTGCGAATAAACTCTGGGGTCAAGCGCAAGCCAGTGACATTTTCTACGCCAGTATCAGTTTGCACTCGCATCGGCTCTAGTTTAGCATTTTTATCAATGCGGCGAACTACATTTTGAAACCTTTTGGGAACGATTTCATCATAAAACGCCCCCTGACCTTCCTCTGACCCAAATGTCGCTTTCCGCACCATTTCTGAATTGGGCACCGCCATGACACCCTGCCCCTCTTTAATTGCATCGTAAATGTTGCGGCGAAGCATCATGTCCACCCACTTCGATGTATTATCCACATATGGCAAAGAAGTAGACAAGGTTCCACTTTCGACGCGCGTTCCTGTATCGGGGTCAATCCTGTTGAATTTGTCCCTTAACCCCACGTTTTCCATTTCAGCCAGTTGCAAGTTCATTCTGGCGTCAAGGAAATCTTGCATCGGCTTTCGCATTGGAATAGGAACGTCCGACATCTTGATGTTTCCTGACATCAAATCTGACGCAAGTTCATCCATTACCCGCGTATCGCGGCCTCGGTTCTTCTTAATGCGGTTCTCATCAGCCCACGCTGAAAACAGGCTGTATTCTTGTGACGACATATCTTTGTAATCGTCAAATTGCTTTAATGGCACAGAGGCCGATGGGTCATTACTCTGTAAAAGACCTGTAACCCAATTATTCTTTTCCCTCAAATGTGCATTATACGCATTCAAGTCCGCTTTTGAGAACATACTGTTGACGTCAAAACGATAGTCGTCATCGTGAATGAAACTTTCAGCCGCAAACCTTGCTTTATTTGCCTCCGATCTATACGGATCAATAACCCGATTATAGTCTGAGCGCGCGACAAGTTCCTCGTATGTCTGCGGAAGTCGGCTGTGCTTTCGCATGATCTGACCAACATCAGACTGCAACTCGCCTACTAATAACGCGTTTTCATTTGTGGCAATTCCACTTTCATCCACAAGGGGGAATTTACCTGTCCGACTATGACCTATGATAGCATCAAATTGATTGTCGAAATGACTTGCATTTGGCAATAGTCCCGCGTCAATCTTCCCAGTTGGGTCTGTGTAACTGTAAATCTTCTCTTGATAGTTTGTTGCGCCTTTGGGGAAATAGCCCGAATACTCTGTATCCCCAACATTCCCAACGTCATCTGGGTCACGGCCCAGATAATCAATCATAAATTGCTCTGGATTGCGGTCAGCTTCATAATAAGCATTGTCGTATAGGCTATCTCTCGCCATCGCTTCTGCGTCATACTGCGTATCAACAATATAGCCCTCTGTGCGCAATCGCATTGAATTTTCCAAATCAATGTATTCGTCGTCATGGAAGTTCAGCAAGTCATCGACGCTCTTACCTGTACGCCTACTTAACTCGTCCAACATATCTGCATCTGCATCCCTGACGCGCATAAAGCGTACGTCTTGCTCTATCATATCTGGGATTATTTCATTGCGATATAGTTCGACCTCATGGTCAAAAACACGATCGATGTACTGCTCAACTAAGGCATCAGTGCTTGTATCGTCTACGCCCAACTTGCCAGACGCAGCAAGAACATTCTCATTAACCAAATCAGTATTTTCAGACAGGTAATCTATGATTTCTTGCTTCGTGACCTTTTTGCCGCTGAAAACGCTATCTGCACCCGACCAAGACAGTTCATCTGCCTTGGCTCCACCCTTGTCCATCATCCACTTGCGCAACTGTTCATAAGTGCCTTTTTCTTGAGGCAGTTTTTCTGCTGCCTGCAAAGATGGGCTGTACATTCGCACCCGTGAACGGTTCTCGTTCTCTTGAAGCAGGGTTCTAAAGTCATCGTAACTGACAGCTTCCGCACCAACAGACTGTGGTTGGCCGCTTGGTCTAAAAGCATCGAAAATGCCGCCAAGATCACCCTCTGCAAGCGAACGCCCCGCATACTGAACATCAGAAACAGCGTTGCGAACCATTGGCCCGATGACCTCGCCTGTCGGCGTGGCAAACATTTCCGTTAGCCCTGCTGGCGCTGCAAGATACCCTGCGCGAACCAAAGCTGCTGGGGCTAGTGACATTGCCATTTCGACGCCCATGTCCACTGCTGCGCGCTTCCGCGCCTCTGCGGTAGCATCTGGATCAAACACAACAGACGCATCTTGCATTGCGTTACCCATTGCATTGACGGGGTTCATTTCGTTTACAAACTGACCCGCTGGACGCAAGTTAGGCGGCAGGAACCGCTCTAGGTTGAGATCGTCAACATATTCGTCCAGCATACGGCGGCGCTCTTGCCCGCCCATCGCAAAGAAATCAATTAAGTTCATCACGATCCCCAAATAAGTAAGTTAGCAAGCCTGACGCATATCCTCTACGCCGTGAAGGTGACTGAAATAGCGTTTGCGCGCCATCGGCGATCACCGCGCCAAGTTTGCCCATTTTGCCCATATCGTCATTTTGGTTAATTTCATGCAGCTTGTCGATAAAGTCCATACGACCTCGCTCGTAGCTGTGCGGATACATCAAGCCCCGACCAACGCCCTGACGCGGCCCATACTCACGCATCATGCGTTCCATGTACTCCCGCTGTCGAATGTCTCTGTCGTCAATCCCTAACTTTTCCAACTCTCGCAAAGCACGGGCAATCACATCGTCGCTGTAATAATAGCCCTCTGGGCCATCCTCGCGCAGACGGTATGCGTTGTATTCGTCTTCTGCCTCTCGCGCATACTTGTCGCGCATTGCGTTCATAAGCTGATCCATTAGCCCCTCACGGATTTCTTGCCGCGACATCCCCATGCCTTGCGACGCACCTTGACCTTTTCAGTCTGCTTTTGACCGCTGGAACGTGCGCAGTACGCATCGCCCCGTTTTGTACCCTTAGCAGAGGTGCGTTTATGCGTACGACCCTTGCTGTCTTTATAGGTTGTGCCGTTAGCGTACTTCTTAGAGGCTGGGACTTTCTTGCGTGGCATTAATTTGCACCACCATAGCCCAGCGCCATGTACTCATCCATTAACGCCATGATGTTTTCTTGCGTTACTGGTAAGCCCTTTGACGCCACATAATCTGTGATAAACATTCCCTTGCCCAATCCCAAGCCAGCGTTTGATGGCGGCGGTGTGTATGTGTCGCCCACGCTTGGCGCGCCCGCGCTAAAAATTGCTGGTGGCACCAAACTAGACCCAGAAACCGTTTTATCTGATCCCTCTGGGAAATTACCAATAGTGCGGGGTGATTTCGGCGCTGTTCCTGAACTAAGATCGCTCATTGTGTTCATTTCAATGCGCGGGACGCCGACGTTTGGTGTGTAGTTCGGCATCGTCATTTCGCCACTTGCTCCGACGCCATAGGGATCAGGCGTAAATGGAACCTTAATACCCCGACCTAATTCGTTAGACATATAACGATAGCTGGGTGGTGGCGCGGGCTGTACGGGCGTCGTGACGGGCGTCGTGCTTCCACCACTCCCGTTGCCTGATGGCGCAGCACCTAAATCAACCTGAACGGGCGCACCAGATGCATCAACACGCGCTGCTTCCATTGGCATAAAGTACCGTGGACGATTAGACCCGTATGGCGCGACGTTCATCGCGTTCAGTCCACCACTGATTGCCTGTGAGCCTATACCGAACAAACCGCCCCCCATTGGGGCATTCTCAAAAGGTGAAACAAACGTATCGCCAGCCGCGTTCGCACCGCCGCCGTTGATCATGTCGATGTACCAAGGAACCTCGATGCCTGTTTGCGTGTCAACGTAACCATAGCCAAAGCGACCATCGTTGTTCTTGCCGCCTTTTTTATTGAACGATGCAACTTGCTTACTCCAATCTGGCGCGCTTGTATCATATGTCGGCGTAGCCTCGCCACCACCCTTGCCAGATGTTCCTGACTGCTCTTGCGGATCAGACCCGCTGTCAGATGGGTTGAAATTTGCTGGGCGCAGCTTTGGACGAATTGATTTCTTATCCTCGCCCTTATCCTTCTTCTTGAATAAGCTCATTTCTTCTTACCGCCCTTACGGCCTTTTTTCTTATAACCACAAGCCATGTTAATTCCATCCTATCTTGCTAAGAATGCTACCATCTTTCATCTTGCGACCTTTTAAGTTCTGCCGTGTCTGCTTTGCAGTCGGCTTGTCACCCATGATTGTGCTTTTTGTTTTCTGTATCTTTTGACGAACACATCCACCCTTGCACAAAAACGGGTTCTCACATGCTTCACCTGTAACAGGACACTGCATCATTTTTTCCTTCTCTTTTTCATAGGAACACAGCGGTCTTTACCGCCCTTGGTGCCAGCATAGCGATAACCTTTCCAGCAGGCTTTGCCATCCGCACCTTTTTTCTTTGTGGTTTTCTTGGCCATGATAACCCCATTAGTTGAGGCAAACATAGCACACTAGGCGATGCCGCGCAAATTCCTTCTTATCGGCCCACTGCCCCAGTTATCTGCTGGCCTGTATCCAACCGCTAGGTACCGAAACGCATCAGCGCCGTGTGATGTCCAATCGTGAAGCGGACGCCCGCGCCATGTCTTTAGCTTTTCATCAAAGTCCCTGCGATACTGGCGCAATGCTTCGATGCCGCGCTCACAGTTGCCGCCATCAAACCAGCACCGTGCAAGCATGGATCGTGCCGCTTGAATACCGTCGTCTACACTTAGCTTCGGCGCAATCTCGACATCCCGTATGCCCAGCGCCTCAAGCGTTTCAAGCCTGCTTTTCCCCGTTCCCAGTTCTTTGACACGGACGTCATGCGGCAGAATGTGCTGTTCGTAGTGATAAGGCTTTTCACTGAGCGCTTTAGCATATGCGTCTAATCCAACCCCGCTGTTTTCGTGATAGTCGATAATGCGTATCTCTTGACCATAGAACTGTGCAAACCAGATTGCCGTGCTGTCACCAATACCCAAGTCCCATGCAGTCACAACGCCCAGCGCTGGATCGTATGGCACACGGGTGATGCGGCTGTCGTTCATGGCGTCTTTCATTTCGACTGCGTAATAAGCCCCTTGGATCGCCGCTTCGAAAGAACACTCAAACTCTTGCTCGTAGCGGTCATCGCCCATTGCGCGTCTTGCTTCGTCAAGTTCGCCCTGATCCAGTATTCCTGTTTCTGACGCTTTGAACATCGCGGTGTACCAGTTGGGATCGTCTTTGGCGTCGTTGTAGATTTCCCAGAACTCATTTTTGCCCTTTGGTGTACCTATGAATGTTGCCTTGCCCTTACGATCTGCCAGCGCTGGACGGATGACTGTCGGCCACGCTGATGCGGGAAAGTCTGCGGGTTCGTCTAGCACTACTGCATCGAAGTACAGTCCACGCATAGCGTTGTAATTGTCCGCGCCAAACAAACGAATGCGCGCGCCATTCGGGAAGTCGATGCGCAATTCAGCGATGTTCACTTTGATGTCAGGGATAGCTGCGGTGTATTCTAGCAGGTAATCCCATGCTATGGCTTTAGATTGGCTGAGATATGGCGCAATATATGCGACACGCACGTTATCAAGTGGTGTCGTGTAACACGCTCTGATAAGATCATTGATAGCAGCAACGGTCTTTCCGAACCTTCGATGAGCCACAAGGCAAGCGTATCTCTCTGACCTAGCGTGAAATGCAATTGCTTGCGGCCTTGGCACATAACCAGTTCGCACACGGATCGTGTCGCCTTCGTCAATCACTCGCCCCATTCGACGACGACCTTCTTAGCGCCATTGACTTCATGCTCTGTGGTTTGCTTTTCGCGCCAATCAGCAGGGAAGCGGTTTTTCATCTGAAAGATCATCAACGTGGGATTTGCCTGCGCTGTTTCTTGGTCAATACCTAGTGCTGCGTTATGCAGCTTATCTTCCCAAAAACCCTGTGCAAGTGCCGTTGCCTTTTTTACGGCGTCGAAAAATTCAGGGTGTGTATCTGCCCAGTTGTTTAACGTTTCTCTATGAACCTTGAAGCGCGCGGCCATCTGTGCCTTGCTAAGTCCTTGTTCTCCAAAAGATATTACTTCATCGCAGAACTTGGGTTCATACTTTGTCGGTGCGCCTGCGTTAGATTTCTCTGTCATAGTACCGTCCATAGTGGGTGCGTCTATATGTTGTGTAATATAGCGTATAACATACAAAGAAAAAAGCCCCTGATGTGAGCGATCAACACCAGAGGCCAGTGAAGTGAGGCAGAAAGAGGCAGGGAGTGACCGCTTTTGCCCGTGATCACTTCCTGTCTATCGTACCACAATTCTATGGTTTTTCGACCTTTTTGTAAACCTCTGTGTTTTGTCGTGGCAATGTCCACTTGTTAATCTCGGCAACGATCATGTTCTCTGATGCACCCTCTACGAACGCAATGTCCTTCACGGTCATCTGGATATTTAACATGCGGTTGATGCGCTGCGCGATCTGTGACGCCCTGTGCGGCCATCTGTAGTTGTAGTCACGCGCTGCCATCTTTGGGGTGCGCGGCTCTTGCTTACGCTTCTGTGGTGTCACCTGTGAGGCTTCCATAGCCTTCATTTTTTTAAAGCCCTCTTGTTCACGTTTCAGGCGATACATTTCGCCGATTTCGGTTTCTGTCGGGCGTCGTCCATAAAGTTTCGTAAAACTTTCCGTCAAATTTACCATTGTTTCCCTCAAATTGGAACGCCAGTAATGTCTGGGTTCTCGTTTTTTTTGTGTTCGATAACGCGCTCTAAATACCCCTTGATTTCTCTCAAACCATGCTCTGCTGGCATCTGCGGGTTGGCGATGTGCGCGTTGCACAAGTTCACCGCCATTTGCAAATACTTTAGTTCTTGGTTGCCTGTCATTACCACCATCCTTTTATTATACCTGCTGCCCAAAGAAGAACCATCGCCGTAGCGATGATCCCGATGATAACATCTTCCCATGTCCATTTGCCATAACGCATTAGTAAGACCCCCACGCGGCTTCGTGCGCATCCTCTTGGCAATGCTGCATGATGTAACTGTGCAAGCGTGACGGTATTTTGTAAGCCTCAACGCCGCTAATCTTTTCGCGGCCCTCTGACAAGTGAACATCGTCCACCTCGAACATGCCCTCGTCAAAGTCCAATGTACCTAAGAACACAACGTCTAGTTCGATGTTGCGTACATATACTTTTGCATTGCAATGATGTGAAAAACGTCCGCGCATTATGCTTTCCCTCCGTCTAGTGCGTATGCCTTAAAGCCAACGCGCTTGTTCAGTAGATTGATTGCTGCGTCGAAACCCAAGTTTTTCTCGACTAGCATCCAAACACGTCGCAGCTTGCCTGCTTGACCAACGTATTCGTTCTTGATGACAAACACCGCATAGCCACCCTTTGACTTTTCTTGACCATGAAGCGATGCTTCTCTACCGAACGCGAAGTAAGCATTACGCTTGCTGTCCTTTTGCGCGATTGCGGTGTTTTTATAAACTTCTGCTGACATCTGATTTCCCTTCGTTGTCTGTAATACACTTATATCTTACCCCGCAGGGTAACACAACCCCCTTATTTACATTTTCGTGTTATTTTTTTACTGTCGGCCAAAACAGGACTAATCATGTACAAAGTTGAGATTGAGGTTTCGGGCCAACCACAAGGCAAGGGACGACCACGCTTTACCAAGACAGGCCACACATACACGCCAGAAAGAACACGGGAATATGAACGTAGGGTTGGCGCTGCTGCTTGGGCAGAAATGCAGCGCTTAGACTTAGACCCAACAGATCGGCCATGTCACGTCGATGTCATTGCGTTTATGAACATCCCCAAGTCGTGGCCGAAGGGTAAACGCTTAGAAGCGGAATACGGGGTCACAAAGCCCACCAGCAAGCCCGATCTGGATAACATTGTAAAGTCGGCCATTGATGGGATTACTGGTGATACTGGGATCATCCTGTCCGATACTCAAGTGACCAGCATAAAGGCCAAGAAAACATACTGTCATCCTGACCGTGGACCTGTTCTTTACATATCGGTGTCTTGGACATCGGTAGGTGAATAGGGCGCATACGACCAATCAGAGCCGTACTTTTCGCGCCATGCTCGTTTATCTTTATGAATTGCTTGTTTGCTGTCGTCCCACAATCCCTGATGATGCCCGTCACAAAGAGGCACGGCCCAGTCGTCGCCGCGCTTATAGACGCCGTAACGATCATGGATGGGGTGATGTGCTGTCGTGGGTGACAACTGCTGCTCTCCATGCGCCTGACAAACCGCGCAAGGTAACTCGCGTATCTTGTCCAGCATCTTCTTGCTGCGCAGTGGCTTGTCCTGTTTTAAGCCCAGTGGCGGGCGTTTAGCTAAGTTTGTCATATTTACCCGCCAATACTTCCGTGACCCGACCTTGGTTCACGTTCAGCTTTTCTGCAACGTCCCGCGTGTGCATTTCTGGATTGTGCCTGCACATAGACTTAATCCTGTCACGCAGCGCCGCTGTCATGCGCTGTGACGTCCTGCTTCCTTTCACTGGCTTATGCTTGTCACGGTACATGTGTTTCAGTGCCGACCTGACTGCTGCGCGTGTCTGCATGATGTCGCTGTCGAACGCTTCCAAATCTTTTAGAAGCCGCTCTAATATTTTTCGTGCATGTGGAATGTCGCTCATTGCTCTAATGGATCGTACCCGATCCCCTCTGCTAGTTTGGCCATTGCCATATCAAAATACTGCTGAAACTCTGGCTGTGTCATTTTATCGAAACTGATGCTGTCTGGTATATTGACCAATTCACCGTTCAACGCTGACAATTTGATCCTAACGTACCCACAAGCAATCTTTAGTTCGTCGTGTAGGTGATGCTCTGTAGGCCACTTACCCGTAGCCTTTGCCACCCTACGCAGCGTTGACCAGTACATGTTGTGTTGCGGATTGCTGCGCTTTCCTGTCGGTGACAGGTTAAACAGTGAGCCTTGCGCATAATCTTCCATGCGCTCGGCGTCATACTGAGAAACAGGAACAAGCCGACCATTGGAAAGCTGTACTTGTAACTTAGTCATTGTTTTCGTGCGCCTTTAGGTATTCATCACCGTACTTTTCAACCCTATAACAAATTACCCTTATTGTTGCTGGATGCAGATTGTACTTTTGGCCTATTGCCTTTAACGTCATGCCCGACAGCCTATCCTCATATATCTTTTTGTTTCGATGTATCATCCATTTGGGAACTTTTGAAAAACGCTTATGTGGCTTTTTCCCCTTCCCATGCCTTTGCTCCCAAGGCCAATATTTTTCAATCAACCCCATGATTTCCCTGTATGTCCTACGACCGCAATTCGGCACTGTGAGCCAGTTGTAACGCGCAACCATCTGGCGATGCTTTTTTATATTTAGGTTTACATCAGACCCTATAGTATTTTTGATCGCGTTCATCGCGCGCAGTGACAGAAAACGCTCCCACGGTATCGGTTCACGCTGTTCCTCGAAGTAATCCAACGACATCACTGTTCCGTCTTTCAACGTGACCACCTGCAAAGTTTCGTATTTTGTAAATTCTAAGGCCATAACGTTTTATCCATATCCATAGAATAGAACCCCACACGGCGACCACTACCAACTTCACGGCGATCACAGTGGATCGGCCACCCATCCTCGCGTAACTCGAAAATGCGGCCTGCTAGACGGAAGCAACCAAACATGTTCAGTGCTTCCAGTGGCGATATTGTTTTGCCTTGCTTTAGATAGTGCAAGATTTGTGCGTTCTGTGTTTCCATTGTTTTTCCCTTCAATGTTATGTGGGGGATTTACAGAACCGCTCCCCCAGACGGTTCGGTAATCAGATAACGCCGCGCGGTTTTAGTGCAGCTAACCAATGCCGCTAAATATACGTTATCTGACTTCTGTTCCTAAAACGGTATTTCGTCGTCTATGCCTGCCATTGCTGGCTGTGGCTGTGATGTCTGTTCGTCCCGTGGCTTACCGCCACCCATGAGCGACAGATCGGCTGCGCGGATCGACAGATATGTTTTACCGTTGTATTCACGCTGCTTTAGTTCACCGCTGACACAAACCTTTGTGCCTTTGGTCAGATACTGCGCCACTGCGCTGCGATGATAGGTGACGTCAAAAAACATCACCCCTTTGTTTTGTCCATAACCGTCGTCAACTGCGACAGAAAAGGTTGCAAACTGCCTGCCTTCGTTCTCTTGAACCTGACAGTCCTTGGTAAGACGCCCTGCGATTGTACATACTTTCATACCATTAACTCCACTTTACGTTTGTCATGCGCTTCGACCATGCGCTCGTACTGCGCTTCGGTCAAGTCGGGGCTGTTGATCAGCTTTTTGTACTTTGCTTCGGCTGTAGCAAAGCGCTGGGCGTCACAGTTTTCGTAGAACTGCAACATCGCATCGACACGATCTTCAAGCGGCATTTCCATCTTTGGTGCGCCTGTTGGCTTTGGTGCAACCTCTGATGCTTTGATCGCTGCCTCTTTGCGCTTCACGCCGTCCATTTCGTTGGCTGAAGCATACTGACCGCCGTGCATACCCATAGACGCCAGCGCGCGCCCGATTGCCGATGTTTCGCAAACCTCGACCGCTGACGTGCGCGTAATCTGTGATGATCCACGAATTTCTTCTGCCAAACCTGACCCGACGATAAAACCGTCTTTGTCTTTGACTGTGGCTTTGACCACGACAGTCTGACCGTCATTGTGGATGATGTCAGTGTCGATACCGTATTCGCCACCGAAGACCATGCGGAACGCCTCAACGCGCTTTGCAACCTCTGTGTATTGCTTGCCGCCGCGCTGGGTGACGCCGTGGGACTTGTTCAAGTCCGCTACGACATCCATTGCTTGATGAAACTTATTGGTCATTGTAATCTCCCCAAATTTTGTCGTGTTCTTCACACGCTGACTTTACGCCCTTATCAAGAGCGTCAATCATATCGCTAACTTGCTGGCTTGTCATGTTGCCAAACTTTTTGCTCATAGATTGCAAAACGTGCATCTTGATCGAAACTGGTGTTGGATGCTTGTGCATATTTTTTCCCTTCGTACACAATTTGTACCTTGCGGTGTAAACGAATATATGTGATACGTCAAACAGAAAATAACCACATGGGGTAAAAAAATGGACTGCCACAAGGAAACGATGCTGACGTTCGATACTTTAAAATGCGAACTAGCAAAGCACAACCTGCGCAAAGTCGCGCGGGAAACTGACCTACACTACAACACGGTGTATAGGTTTATGAACACAGAAAAAGACCCGAAGTACTCGACAATGAAAGCGCTGTCGGATTATGTAGAGGGTGCGCTATAAGAAAGAACCGCCCCATTTGGGACGGCTCTAACATGAAGGGAAACGTTCAGCATGAACGCAATTCAAATGCTGAACAAACAAACTGCCTAAACCAAGCACTTGCCCTTGCTTGGTAACACGGCACAACATATTGGGCAAGGAGTTTTAAAATGTCGCATTACATGACAGCGTTAGCGATGAAACAAAAAGGCTTGAAGCCAGCAACCAAAATTGTGCTGTATTGGTTAGCCGATTGCCACAATCAAGAAACAGGCCAATGCTTCCCCAGCATCAAACACCTTGCAAATGTCTGCGAAATGTCGCGCAGATCAGTTGAGGGTCATTTGACAGTTTTAGAACAGCTAGGATTAATTAAACGCTTTAACCAATTTCGTGACCGTGGGGGCAAAACCTCTAACAGTTACGTCTTAGAATTAACGGGAACTACTGAGCATAATAGTTCGACGGACACCGATGCGCAAAATCTGCGCATGGTATGCGAAAAATCTGCGCATGGGGATACGCAAAATCTGCGCATGAATAACCTTGGAATAAATAACCTTGGAAAAGAAACTAATATATCATCATCTGACGATGACGGTGTTGATTACTACTTTGACCAATTATGGGAAGAATACCCACGCAAGGTTGGTAAAGCACAGGCCAAGAAAGCGTTTAAGACAGCTTCTAAGAAAATAAACTTCTATGACCTATTGCCAAAGTACATGTCATATGTTTTAACCCTAGAGGGTAAAGAAACTCAGTTTATACCGCATCTAGCTACATGGCTAAACGGTGAACGCTGGAACGATGAAGGGAAATAACAATGACTTTTGACGAACGCATGGCGCAAATTCGCAGTGAAATTACAGGGATGTTGGCAACCTATGCCGTTCCCAAGCATCTAGATACCGAAAACAAGGTACGCCAAGAGATTGAAGGCTTGGCGCGCATGGTGAACCACAAGCTGCCGAACGACACAACGCCTGATCATATCCGTGGCACGTTTGAACGCGCATCTATGAAGCTGAAAAGCGCGCACACGTCACGCACATGGCCAACAGGCAAAGACATCGACGCTGCTGTCACAAAATCTATGACAACAACCATGTCATCATTGCCTGCAAACAAAGGCCAGTGGAAGCCTGACACGCTGGCAATCAATGCGCGCCGCATCAAGGCGGGTGAACCTGTAGGTGAAACATACATCACTGGCAAGCTGGCAGAACGCATGGTTGCGCAAGGTCTAGTCACTGAAGAAGAACTTGCGCCGTATCTAGTTTACCTAGACGCGCACAAACGCAGCATAAACGGGTAATCGTGTGGGCGGCGCTATAGTGTCGGGATAAGCTGGGGAACCAACAAAAACGATGGTATCAACCGCCCACCGCGACAAAATATCATAGAAGGGAAACACCGCAATGGAATTTTTTACACTGCTATACATAGAATACGCACTGCGCGGTATTGACATCGAAACATATTTGATTTTGCCCGATTACGAAGCATGTCAGATAGCCATACGCGACAACGAAAATATGCCGATGTACTTTAACGCAGATAGCGATGTCGATATGTACTGTATACGCACCGACACGCTATCCAGATCAATACGACCTAAACTTAGACCAAAAGTTCGTAGTGAGGGGCATCTATAAATGGTCTACGTGATTGTGAACGTCTTAGGTCAACATAGGCGTTCATAGCATCTTCTGCGGTGCCAGCGTAGTCAGTGATTGAACCCTCTGACCATGCTGCACCCCATTTGATTTTGCACCCAACCTCACGGGCTGCTGCCGCCATCGCATCACAGATGTCATCATACATATTCAATTCCCAAACGGGCGAAGGACCATCATAGGCTACTAAGTCCACGGCATGTGACATTCCATCAGCTTGCGGAATATGCTTGCTATTCATTGTCTGGCTACGACCCATAGCAACCAAACGTTCTTGCTCTTTTACGGTTCGTAAGCCACACGTCACGCCGAAGTCGATCTTCGTCAGCTTAATAGCGCGTTTGACAGTTTCAGCCATGTCAGGGTGTACACCCTCTAAACGACCAAGGCTGCGTGTTGATAAACTAAACGTCATTTCGTCACCTTCTTAACTTTTTCATATGTTCGTAAACCGCCAATACCTAACAGGCCACCAAGAACAGTCATAAGCGTACCCATGTCAAACTCTGGCAGGGTAGGGATTTCCATACCCATTACCGTCATAACAAAAATGGCAAAAGGCTGGCCAACAAAGTGATAGAAAAAAGCAATCCCGCAAGTCCAACCAATGAAAGGACGCCAGCCACCCTTAAAAATACTGCCTGACGCTGCTTCAGCTTTGTTGACCTCGATCTGAGCAAGAGCCAAATTCTGGGCGTGTCGCTCGGACATGGTGGCGATGTCATGGGCCAGCTTGGCCTTGGTGTCGGCGTCCTCAACAAACTTGTCCAATAGGTGTGTGACGGGGCCAATTAACTTGTCAATCATTTCTTAGCCTCGCCGTTCATCCAGATGCCGAAACATCCTGTAAGCGCCCCCATGCAAACCGATACAAGCCCAGCTTGCGCGTTAGTTACTTGCTCAGGTGGGATCGACATAAACCAATGCACAGATTGATATGTCAGGATCGTGACCGCCAGCATCATCAGGCGGGGGATGATTTTCCAATCATCTATAAACGTTCTAGCCATTCCATATATCCTTTCGCTATCCGTCTATCTGACGTGATAATAGCGATCTTATTGTCGTGCGTCAAAACCGCCCACTGATTGCGTCTAAGTTGGATTAACTTCAAGGCAAGCAACAGTCTGGCTGTTGTGTACAACCAAACCCTCCTTTGCCTTTCTCCGCTCTTGTTCGCATTCTTGCAACGTACCAAATGACGGACCAATTTGATAATACTTCAATGAAGTTGCTGGTATGTACTGTATAAACACAAGTATATACAACATCACCATTTCCCCGCATTTCTACCAAGCCACCATAAAACGGCGAATAAGGCGGCTACACCACCTGCTATGCACAGTATGGTCACAATTAGCTCTATACGCTCCTCACGCGCCTTCTCAGCGGCTCTACGGGCCTGTTTGCGGGCAATCCTAGCATCAGCTTGGTACTTTACCCACCGATCCCATGTGCCACTAGGCGCGTACAAGCGGCAAAAACTCTCCAATTCTTTACGTTTTTCGCGTAAGTCTTCAAGGTGTTGGAAATGCTCCCAATCCGATATGTCCTTGCCAAGAAGATTAGCTAAAGGATCATTTTGCTTTTTCTTGTGTAGTGTTTCTAATTCTTCTTCAGCTTGCAGGAATTTACCAACTTCTGAAACCAAGCCCGTGACCTCTTTGCCATTTTGCAGGCAGGTTCTAATCACTCCGTATGCAGCATTTGCGGCTGCTATGGTTTCAAGAATAGCCATGTCATTTCACTAAAGCATCATTCAGCAGAATGATCTCCAGCCTCTGCACGGCTAACTGTAGCTCGTTAGTGGTTTTGATGTTCCACCCAATCAGACCCATGACCGCAGCGAACAGCACGGATATGATTGCTTTCTGATCCATGTTACTTCGTCATTAGCTGATGGATGTCCTTGCGCATTTCTTTCTGATCGCTGCGCATTTCTTCCATCATCTTTATCATCATGTCGGTTTTTTGCTCTAATAACTGAACCTTGGATTGGTTGGTCAAAATGTTATTCAATACCCACCATACCGCGCCGATTACTGCGCCAACCATTGCAATAAACAATGCCGTATAATCCTGTATGAATTTCATCATCCGAACCCTAGTAACCATTTGCAATCAACTTGCCGTAATCACCCGACATTAACTTCTTTTTAACATATTCTGCGAACTCTTGCGACCCCAGTTTCAAACCGCTTTCATTCAACCACATTTCGACCACAACAAACGGGATACGACCCGCCAAGCGCATGTCAGATCGCACGTTGTGACCCTCAATGTTACGCTCTTTGTTCCAGTCCAAAATACGCTGAATGTCTTGCTGACGATTGACGACAACCTTCCCATCTTCAACAGCGTAATTTGTGTTTAGAATAGTATCAGTCATTTTTCTTTGGCCTACCGCGTTTCTTAGGTGCTTCTTTTACTTCTTCTGCAAAACCATTAGCAATCATCACTTTGGCTTCTGCTGCTGTAACTTCTAGCACTTCGCCCTTTTCAGTCTTGCGACCTTCGACCCAAGGCTTGCGGTCTGTCGTAATTTTAATTTTCATATCAAACCCCTGTGTGTGTGAAAGGGGGCCGAAGCCCCCAATCTATTAGCTAACGTCTGCGATAACGCCGTGTGCTTTCTCTGATGTGACCTGTAGGCCATATTCAGCAGAGATCAAACGACGCTCTGACAGACCGTTTTTCGCAAGTGGTTCTTGCTTTGCAGTCTGTAGATACGCAACCGCTGCGTAGTTTGGATCAAGTACGAACACATCGCGTGAACGAATGTGACGCGCTGGAACAATCTGCAATTCACCGAAGTCTGAGATATAGACGTCGATTGCTGCGTTCAGCTTGCTATCTTCTGCTTCTTTGTAACGTGTCGCGTTACCTGTGAAAGTAGAGATAGTTTGCTTTTGCGATGATCCACATAGAACAACACTTGGCTCTGCGCCTTCATCCCAACAATCAGCAATAACACCCTTTAAGATAGTTTCTGTGATCGCACGTTGTGTTCCATCTGTTGCTGCTGCGTCTGGATAACCCGCTGAACCTGCGCCAGATGTTGTGCCATCTGCACCACCTGCACCACGGGCTGTGTTGGTTGTCAAGAACGCAGGTAGACCCGCTGTTTGACGCGCTGTTGACGCTGTACCCGCTGATGCAGCTACGTTGTCCAACAACATTTTTTCCATGTCGCGCTTCATTTCTGACAGCTTGTAAGCAACCTGCTTTGCAACAGTTTGCGCATCAGCAACACCATTAACCGCTTGGTTAGTGGATGAAACTTCTACAGTTTTTGTAGAAATCTGTGTGTAGTTGCCTTTGCGTACTGCATTGGTTGGCGCTGAGTTTGTCGCCGCGTCGCCTTCAACCGCACGGTTGTCTGCTGCTGCCGCTAGGTCAACTTCACTCCACTCGAAGTAAGTATTATCGACGTTGCGTGTGCCGATTGAACTCATAAAAACAGTTTCAAGAGGCGATATGGATGCCAATGCAGCATCAAGGTCTTCACGAATTGTAGACACATTATATGTCTGGTTTGTATTTGCATTTACAGCCATTGGACTGATCCTTTCAAAGCAAAAGTTTTAAGAGAGCAAAAAGTTAGCAACATCATCTATGCTGCCGCGTTTCTGCATGTTTGCCTTCGCTTGCTTTCTTTGACGCTGCTTGTCAGTTTGCGTAGACTTTTTCGCAGATGGTTTAGCAACAGGCGGCTTATCAGCTACCTTTGCTTTAGCCTGATCTTTACGTGCGACTGCTTCACGATAGCGTAGTGCATCACGCAAGATTGCGACTTCCTCTGCGGTTTGGACTGTAGAAAGCATTTCATCCGTTAGTTTGTAATGCTTCTTAGCCTTTGTCGTAATGTCCATCATAACGGCATCACGCTTTTGCGGATCAGCGAACTCTGGCATCCATTCAGCTAAACGCGCGGCCTCTTGTTCAAGGCGTTGTGCTTGCTGTTGGCGCTGTTGTTGCTGTTGCTGTTGAGACAGTGCTTGCGCTTGCTGCTCCCATGCTCTCCGCTTATCTACTGCACGACGGTACTCTGCCTCTGCCTCTAAATAGCCCAGAGGGTCACTAGCGCGTAGTTCCTCGGATGGATATTCTGGTACAGGGGGGATACCATCTTGCTGCAACTGTTGCATCATAGATTGCAATTGTTGGCGTTCTTGGTTGGTCTGCTGAATTAGCGTTTCAACCGCTTTACGGGCTTCGGCGTTTTCTGCCATACCCTTTTGGATGTACTCTTGCCCTGAATAACCACGCAGTAACTCGTCCAAGGGTACCTGCTTTTCTCTACCATCAACCTTGACAGTATAAAGCGGCTCTTGCTCGGTTTCGGGTTGTTCGTTCTCAACATCCGCAACATCGTCATCAAACTCTAAGTCATCGTCGGACAATGTATCGACGTCATCCTGACCCTCGGCCTCTGCTTCTATCGCCTCTGGCTGTTCGTCAACAACCTGATCGACAATATCATCAGGTGCTTCATCAGAATTAACTGGCGCGTCCATAATCAAGTTTTCGGCAACTGCGCCTATATCGTTACCGTTGATCGGTTCAGTCGTTTCCACGGTGCTGTTCCTTCCGTTTCTTGAGGATCGTCACGGCGTCTACATCTGCCTTTAGACTAACCTCGATTGCATTTAGCGCACGAATGATTGCGTGTGCTTCTTCTCGCCCCTCAACGTCTGAGGCAGCGCTATCTGCGAAAATGTCTTTCTGACGTTTCCGCAAATCCTTCATAGTATCAATAAAGTGTTCGTGATCTAGCAGTGCTTTAGAACGTGCTGCCCGTATCTCAATATCCACCCATTGCTCCCATCATGTTTGCATTGTGTTCGCGGATCGCTGCTTGTTCTTCTTTGACCTGCTGAACATCTACTGCTGTACCGTATTTACCCAGTATCTCGGCAACCTTAACTGCCAAGTCCTGAACCATATCATCACGCGCCAAATCATCATCCATCGCTAACTTGTGCATCTTGTACTGCTGATCCATCTGAGCTTTTGCTAAGTCTACTTGCGCGCGCGTTTGCGTTTTCATTGCTTCAGCTTGCATAAACGCTGCATTTGGATCGGGCATTGGTGGCTGTTGCGCTGCTGCTTGCTGCTGCTGCATCAACATCTGCTGCTCAATCTCTGGTGTAATTGGCAAGAAGTAACGCTCTGAATTACGCACACCACCCATCGCCAACAAATCAGCCATTGTGTTGCGCATCTGTGTGAGCGTCACAACGCCATTCATAGGCCCGTATGTCTGGTAAACCTGCTGCTGGATCGTAAACGCCTGCATCAACGCCGCAGCGCGCTCTTGCTCACGACCCGTGCCAATACCTACGTTTACAATCAAATCCATTTCAGGATCAAAGTTGGCTGGGTTTACTGGCACAAACTGGTTATTCAAGCGCGCGATTTCTTCGCCATCAACATTTTTGATCGCCAAGTCCAAGATAATGCGGAACAAGCGACGCATACCGCCCTCTGCGATATTTCGTGCGATAACCTCTGCCTGACCCGCCTGACCTTCAATAGACGCCGCAACGCTGGTTGCTGTCGCGCTCTTGAGTACGTCTGGATCAAGACCCTGCGCCATCTTCGAAACGCCCGTCTTATTATCCACAAGCTGATCAAAATACTGCAACGCTGGCAATGTTTGACCCGCTGTAAACGGTACGGCCATTTCACCAACCGCACCCATTTGCTTTACACGAACGATGCGACCAATCTCGTTATTCAGCAAGTCATCAATATTGGCCTGCCCATCAACGATCTGTAGCGCTGGGTTGTTTGTCAGTGCCACGTTGTCCAAAACACCGCGCAGCATGGATGTGGCCGCGTCCTGATCGTGCATCACCAAATCAACCAATGACGTACCGAAGAACGCATGTGGCTCTGGATCGACCTCAAAGATCGCGTATGGGGCCATATCAGCTTCATAAAAGTTCAATAGCTTGTATCCAGCACCCGCACATAGGAATTGGTACAAACGTGGCTTACCAGTGCCGTCAATGTCCAATTCCATATATGCTGTCGTAACGCTGACTTTCTTAGATGCTGCTGATGTGTTTTCGTCATCATCTTCGTCAACAGTGTAACCGCGACGCTCAAATTCTGCTTCGTCATCCATCGCTGAATAACGGCCACCGTCAACATCGCTTAGTTCTTCCAGATCAAAACCCATTGCCAACAAGTCTGCGATCCGCATTTCTGTGGTGTGACCAATTACATAGAAGTCATCAACTGACCGCGCGTTTCGATCCACAAAGAAGTCTTCTGGTGGTACACTTTCAACCTTGATGTCACCCTTGGTAATGGTGCGCGCAATGCGAACATCGTGCATAGGCATTTCGATCTCAATGCCCATCTCATCGACTTCAATCGACATCGTTTCAGTATGCTCAAGAACCTCTACATCGTCTTGCTCGACCAACAACTGCATAGCGTCATCTGTCAAACCTGAGAAAGTATGGATTTCTTGTTCTTCGCTTTCGTCAAAGTAAGCAAGCGCAATGCCTGCTTTCTTAACCATAGCATCTTGTAGAACGTCATTAAGAATACGGTATCCATCTTGCTGCTGAAACTTATAACCGATGTAGCTGGTCATCTGTTCAGCAAGCGCAACATCCTCGGCGTTGCGCGGCTGAAACTCTACAAACTTGTCATTGGTCAAAAAAATACGCTGAATGCTAGGCTTGATCCCACGCACCACTTCACGGCACTTCGTCGCAACAACTTGGCTGCGGCCTTCTTCGAAACCTATATCAACCTCGCCATCAAAGTAGCGCTGGGCCTTGACACGTTGCGGTGAAATCTCGCCTTCGATAAAGTCTACCGCGTCCATGATTGCTTTGGAAACGATGCCTTCTATTTCTGTGCGACCTAGTTTTTCAAGTTTCATGTCGTTTCCTTATTGTGCTGCGGCCTGACCCGCTAGGTAAGACGTCAAAGCTGCGCGCAAACGCATTTTTGCTGCTGGGGTCATATTGCGACCCTGCACGATAGATTGATACAAGCGATCAATGTTTTGCTGCTGCAATGCTGCTCCCGCCTGTTTACCCGCAAAGCCTGCTGCCATCGTGCTACCTGCTGCTGCTGAAGCCAAGGCTGGATCGCGTGTAGCACCATAAACCGCACTATACGGCAGACCAGCGCTAACGCCTAAAGAAACAACCCCAGTAGGACTGAACTTGCCAATAAACCGCGCCATGTTTTCTGCGCTGCCGCCCTCAACTATTTGTTTTAACTGGTTGACCTCATCTGTAGTCCAACCTTTTTCAGTGCCGCGAATGATTTTTCGCAAAAGCCCACGAAACTCTTGGCGCAACGCATTTTCCATATCACCATTAGCAGCTACCGCAGAGGTAGACGCAAGTTCACGCAAATCCTCTATTTGCTCTGCCTTGATCGCGCGCGCATACATGCCATTAGCAATTTTTATTTCTGGCGCAAGCTGCGAAGTATTCTCGTCAAAAATACGCAAAATATTGCGCAAAGCGTTACGTTCTTCGCCTTTAGCATCGCGCATACGTCCAGCAATAGACCTACGAATAGTTTGAATGTTAGCCGCTGTCATACCCTTGTCTGCATACGCTTCCAACAAGTTTACTACTGGCTTTAATTTTGTGTAATCTGGTGCAACACGAACTTTATTACTGTTGCGAACAGGCGTTAAATAACCCGCAACATCCAAGTATGAGAAAACATCGCGGTCAATTTGCTCTGTTACATCTGGCTGCGCTGATAGTCCTTGCGATTTTTGCAATTCATAAAGACGACCTGCTTCTGATTTTAATTCTTCTGCTGTCAATGGGCCTGTTGGCTTCTTTTCCAGCAAACGCGCCCCAATATCTGACGCTTTACCACCAACAACCGCACCAAGAATATTTGCGACCATTTGAGCCGTGGGACTTTCTGGGAATAGCTCTGCAACACTTGTTTCTGCCAAACCGCCGCCAAGCGCTGTTGCGCCCTCCGCTGCCGCAAACGCCGCTGGTGCTGCTACTGCTTCCTCTGCGACGTCCTTAAAGGCACGTTTCCCCGCCTGTAACAGTGACGAACCAGCACCCACTGCTGTACGCAGTCCACCTGCAACTATCGCTGGCGCTGCTACCGCTGTTTCACCAACCACACGACCTGTTCCTCTTGCTATCCGCTGGGATGCTGTCTCTGGCTGTTCTTCTTTGATCATAGTTGTGGCTGTCAACATATCACGCAATGACTGACTTCCACCAATCGGACGATCAACTTCTCGACCTGTGATTGCCTCGTATCCTGACGTCATCAAATCTACTGGCGCACCTAGAATATCCGCTGCACCCTCATAGAAGCCCGACATGCCTTGCTGTGTGATGTTTGTTTCACCCGTAGGATTTGCACCCTTTGCACGACGTTCCAACTCTTTTTGAAAGATCAAAGCGCTTCCCATGTCCTTTGCTATCAAAGCCCGATCTAGCGCGCTTTCTAGTGCTTCGTCGGTGATGTCTGTAAAGTCCATAGTTTATCCTTAGAAGTATGATGTCGGATCAACCTGCATCGCAAATGGATCAGGACGGTCTAACAACATTTGGAACGCAGTGTTTTTGTCAATTCTACCCGCACGATAGTCTTGGACAATCTTAGCGCCCATTGCATCGTATCGCGCTATTCCCCGCATCGTTTCCAAAATCACCTCATTACCGCGTGGCGTGTTGATGATCCGTGGCAATGACTGCTTAAACAGCTCTAGGTCAGCATCAGACATTGGGCCTGAACCCGCTGGGCGCTGCGCTGGCACTAGCTGATTTATAAGTGCGCGCGCGGCCTGCAAATCATCCAAGCCTTCTGTTTCGATACCAAAGTCACCAGCAATCACTTTTACGTTAGCTGCACCGCCTGTAGGTGTTCTACTCAGAAGATCGGCCAACCGTTCAATTTTTGCTAGGCTCGACTGCGCTGTTGCGCCAGCTTGAAAAACCTCTGACAGATTTTTGGCGTCCATCTTAGCAAATTCGTCAACGCCCTTGTCGCCTTCAATTGTAATACCGCCACCGCCAACTTTTGTAATTTGACCTGTAGATGATAAATTGTATAGCTCACCTTCTGGCAACGTAGAACCCATCAATTTATTGATTTGTGCGCCTGTCATGGTTTTGTAAGAAGATTTTGGCTTCGCCGCTGCCAATGCCGCTCTAGCGTTTAATTCACGCTGCAAGCGTTCGTTAGCCGCTACCTCGTTCAGATACCCAGCAAAGCCCGTTTTCATGTCTAACGCACCGCTTTGGATGCCCTGCAAGTAACGCTGTGCAATCGTATCACCTGCATCTGCTCGTTTCTGCATTTCTGCGATTGTTGCGTTGCGACGATCCGCTGCCACACGTTGCAAACCCTGCTGACGGATTTGCTCACCCATGCGATAATTGGGCATCACTAAGGCGTCCATACTTGCTGCAATGTTTTGCAGTGGGTTTAAACCCGTTTCTTCGTTACGACGAACCAACCCGCTAAGTAGACCACCAATCATTACTAACCTCCGCTCATTCCCGCCGCTGTCTGTGCGGCCATCTGCATATAGTTAAACAACCCAGGGTTGAACGAAGACATTTGACCCTGCATTGCTGGCGTTCCGTGGACAGCGCTAACGAATGGCGCTAGTGCCGCTTGTGGCTGTCCCGCATAACCAGCAAATTGCTGTTTACCCGCGTTTATAAGGTTCTGCATCATTTGTTGCTGCATGGCGCCCTGTTGCATCTGCTGGTTCTGGATTGCCTGTCCGTACCCAAATGATTGCTGACCTGCGCTTTGCAAACCCTGTGCCGCACGGAACGCGTCATTCATGGCTTGGTTGTAACCCTGTTGGTTTAAGGCACCTACAGCATCTAAGGCTTGTTGCTGATAACCCTTTGCCGCTTCTGCCATGGCAATTCCATGTCGTGAACCCCCAAAAGCGCCAGCTTGCGTTGCTTGCGCGTCTAGCGTGTTTAGCCCCATTTGTGCGGCACCACCAACATCACGAAGTGTTTTGTTCACCACCGCCTGTTGGTAGGGGTTCATCATCTGCTGCGCTCGTGCTGCTGGATTTGCGTATGTAGCCAATGCGCCCTGCTGCGCTTGTGAGGCTTGCGTGTATGGATTGGCTGCTGCCTGAACCATATTTGGGTTTGCACCACCTGCCATGACTAACTCCTATTTACCGCCGCCGCGTGGCTGCATTTCTAATGTGTAATCTTGCTGTGAGGCTTGACGTGAGCCAACCGCACCCGTAACGGGATCAATTCCAAAACTTGCTATGTAGTCTGCTTGTGCTGGCGCTCTTTGGCGAAGCCCCTGAACCGCATCATCGTATAGACCAATTGAAGAATAACCCTGAACACCGTTACCAAATGTTTCCGCTTGAGGCATGTACTGCTGACCACCTGTCCCCTGCATTCCAAACGCACCCGCCATTTGATCCGTCCCAGCAAACGCAGCCTGTTGCAGTGGACTAAAAGCTGCAACCTCTGGACCCGTATATGGTACATAACCTGTGGCAGATGCATCCGTCGCTAAGTTTATGCCTTGTTGGTATGCTTTCTCTTGCCACGCTGGAAGCGTTGCTTCTTTAACTTCCTGACCGCCTTTAGCCATCTTCAAACTCCTTCAGGAAACTGACATGCTGTTGTTTCCAATTTAACGGGGCTAGTGGTTTCTTCCAGCCCATGCGTCCTGTCATTGTTGCGGCAGTACACCCATGTGACTTTGCCCATTCTTTGACATCGTGATCCATGTCTAAAATCTGGTCCAACTCGCCACCCGCAAGAAAAATGTTTAAAACCTTCTTTCTAGGATATACCACAATTTCAGTCACAATACACCCCCTTGGTGCTGGCCACAACTGCATGTGTCCCTTCGAGATGCTGTCTACTATATCTGCGAACTCATGTGTGCCGCCTGTGTATTCCAATGCAGCCTCAATCCACGGCCTACATCTTTCTAGATCGTCTGATAGAACAAAATCTTTCATCCGTGTAACCTCGTTATGTGCAGCGTAGAAGCTGGCGCTGCGGGGGAAAACGCTGTTGCCGATGTCGCGTGCAAAAAACCAGAAGTGTCGGATGTTGCCCACATGACTTGTAAGTAATCATTAGATTGTACATCAAACTTTGCGCTTCGAGATGCAACAAAAGTCGCCCCATTGTTATGCAAAGAACTAACCATCGTATTGTTAGGTGCATCTGTACCGTTTAAGCGGGGCCAAAAATAAAAATTTACCGTTGCCGCCGATGACGAACTAATTTGCGCGGAAAACATAATTAAATACTCACCTGCTTCTTCAAAGACAATCTTAGTTGCATCCGTTGCATCTAAAGAAATGCTTTTGTTCCCAACAGGCGCGTCGTACTGAATTGCATACGCTGTATCCGCTGATGCCGCATTAACATCTGCCGTGCGATACAATGAGCAATGTCCATCTTCTAAAATGACCTGCACAAACTCATTGTTCTTAGAAACTACTGGATAGCCGTTTTCACTATCCCACAAAAACACACCGTCTTCAGACGGGTTATCATCTGCCGTTTTGAAGCCCAACTTAGCTAGATTGCCCTGTAGGTAAGCTGTAAGCTGTCTACCCCACTGCCGCAAGTCTGGTCCGATCGGTGGCAGAATAGGTGTGGGCATTAGCGTCTACCCCCAGCAGTTACATCCAATCGCATCGTTCCTACGCGCCATTGACTGTATATTTTGTCACCGTCTTCATTCGTGTCGGTTTCTACCCGCATACGAATTTGTCTGCCTGAAAACCTAACGCTTGTTTCGTTTTTAGGGTCAAATGGACCATGTTCAATTTCGTCGTTTTCAGTGCCATAATCAATAGGTGCGCCAGCAGCATTAAACGCCAAGACAGCACTTTTTGTTAGCTTGCGACTGACATTTGGATTGAGGCGTGACTTGAACTTCAGATTGACCTGTCCCTGCGTTTTTTCATCAGGGATAACTTTTTTAACACGCGCAATTTGCTCACCTGTGCCAATCGAAACTGGCCCTGTCTCAGCGAATACAAGTTTATCTTGGTAGTTTAGCCCAACCTCATGCTCATAAATGTCTGTATCTTCGTCGTGACCAGCCATGAACATATAACGGAAAACACCACGCTCGACACCAGACGTGCGGGATAAATCACCGATCAACCAGTGATTTTCTTTATAATCCAAAGCAACATAGCGATCTATTTCTGTGCTGCTACTTGAACAATAGAACCACCAAATTTCACCAAATTGACCATTGGCAACTGCCCAGATTTTTGTTTGCTGCGCCGTGTTGATGTCGCCAAAAACATAGTCGTGAACGTCACATGGTATTTCTTGCACAGCGTTACCATCAAATCTGAAAAAGCCTTTCTGGCCCATCCAGAAAACGCCCATATCAACGTCAGCCGCAGCCTTTCGTGAAATTGCCCCGCATGACGTGCCTACGCGCTCAAAGCCATAAACGTATGGTGGGCCTAGATAACGTGCTGTATGCGCGTCTGTGTCCGTTATAATGAGCGTCTGACCCCGTGTACGAATGCCCTGCATAATTTGACCCGCAGTTTGCAATTCAATATCACCAGCTTCATTGGTTGCCGCTGGGGTCCAATTAGTTAAGTCCTCACGATCACACCACTGCACCTTGCGGCTGTTTCCACCTGCACCTAAACAGAAAATAAAACGTTCCTCAGTAACAAGCATAGTGCGGTTGTTTATCGGCGCATTCGTTACAGGTTTAGCAACAGGGCGGCGTATCATTGAAACATTATCTACATTGAAAGCAGGTTCCGCGTTTGTGGCTGCATATATTTGCACCTCCACAGACGTATCATCTGTTTTCAATCTAAATTTATTGGCACCTATCGCCAGTTCTTCGTCTAACAAAACCGTAGTCGTGGTTGTTCCTACAACTTTAATTTTAGCAACAGGGATTGTCGCAGGGTCAGCATCCGCATCTGGATCAACTACTGTAATCTTAACTTCATACGTGTCGTCACTTGTTAGACCCGCAACGGTTTGCTCAAGGTTTGTAGCAGTAGTCCCCGTCCACTCTGCTACTCCCGTAGAAATCGCCCAGCCAACACCTTTTGTCCAATCCTGATCTGCCGCAAAGTCACCTGTGAGGATTTCTTCCGAACCTACGGTTGTATCCAAGTCCCATTGCAGCAAACGACCATCATCATAATGAACACCAAGTAGGTCTTCGCCAAAGTTGTCTAACGCCCACGTTGTGGCTTCCTCTGGAACTGATCCACTGAACTGTTGAATGGGCGTACCAAAGTAACCAACGCCGTAAAATCCACTACCAAAACCAGACCCTACAGCGGCATCTTCTCTGCCCGTAGCCAAATCATGTGGCGTAATGTCGTATAAAGTACCCGCACCCGTCATAGAAACAAGTTGATCGTGCGAACCACCAGCCACCCAAGCAGTTGAGTTTAGGGCTTCCCATGTATGCATCCCACGGACAGGGTTAGTACAAAATGACGTTTTACGCTCTTGCCATCCACCAATTGGGCGAAGCGAATTGTCTCTCCACCGAACAAGCGAACCTTCACGCCAGCGACCAGATTGCTCATATTCTGTCCCATTGCGGTAGAAGCCAGCAGGTATATCTAAGGGCAATAATGTCATGATGGCACCGTAAATGTATGACTTCCAGTTGAAGTGAAGGTGTAGTTAACCCCGCCTATGGTCAACTTGCAATAACCATGCGCACCCCTTGCACCGTTGTTTGTGCCACTACCACCTGCGCCACCAGTACCTATCACAATCGTAACAGTCTGACTTGGGACAACAAGCACAGTGCCTGTAGAGGGTTGACCAATATATCGAGTTATATAAGTTCCTGAGTTCCATGCGTACTGACGGTAAGATGTACCATCGGTGCCGCCAGAGTATCCACCTAGACCACCGTTTCGTGCGTTGAAGGTGTTTGCTCCCCCGCCGCCACCGCCAGCGCCATAAGCGTTACTTGCTGGTGGGTAGCCTCCAGTATCATTATTGCTGTCACTATCCGCGCCACCTGCGCCCCCAGAACCATAATATGAGCTTTCACCCGTACTCATGCCAGTGTTGTATGTCGCCGCCCCACCTGCACCGCCTGAAGACGTAACCGTGACGGATGATCCGCTTGATGCATCGTTATATGTAAGCGTACTCGAACCACCCGCTGAACCTGCGCTTCCTGATCGACCTGCACCCCCGCCGCCGCCCGCGCCAATGATCTCATAGGTCATTGAAACGCCTTTGACTGCGCCATAAAACCCATTCATGCTGATATTGCTAGTTGTAGTGGGGATGCCATTGTTTGCAGTCGCATTCGGGACTAATGAACCACCCCTAATATACTCTGACAAAGAGTGCGGGGCAGAGCCGCCAAACTCACCCACAATATCAGTATTGAAACTGAGTGAACCTGATGACTTTATCGCCATTATGCACTTCCGTAAGCTGTGATGTCATTTTCAACTGTTAGCGCACCCGCAGATGTCAGCTTAAATCTATCGACCCCTTGATATGAAAACTTTAGGTCACTTCCGCTTTGCGTAATCGTCCAATCGCCCAAATCGACTGTTGTAACCTCTACCGTGGTAGCAGCAATCTCTCCCGCTGCGCCATATACAGCCGCCTTGCTGTTCACTACCGTACCTGCTGTCGCACCATCTAGCAGATTAAGTTCTGCCGTATCTGATGTTACACCATCCAGCACGTTTAGTTCCGCAGCAGTCGATGTCACCGCACTCAGATCAGGTCCACCACCCGCACCGTTCACCGTGTTTACAATGGTGTCCAGAGCGTCATTGATCTGATCGCCCCAACTATCCTCAGAGCCACCAACTGTTGGTTTTGTAATGCTAATCGCCATAATTACGCTTCCTTTGCTAGTCGCATCATATCAGTTTATTAGTCGTCCGTCCACGTTCCGCTTGCCGTGGCATCATCAGTCCAAATGCTTGTCACAGATGCGTTGTTTGACCAAGAAGATGTGGGCGCTTTGTCATCGTTCCAAATACCATCGCCCTCGCAGTATCCAGCAATCCAGTAACGTCTGCCGCCGAATACGGAGTTAGCACCCGCTGCTAACGCATCTTTCTCAACGTAAATCGGATCGCTCATTCTGCATCCTGTATGGTTAGTGTACCAGCTTCAACTTGGCGCATGATCTCTGCATAGTGGCGGTTGTTAAGGTCAATGGGAATTGACATTTCTACACCGTCGATGGTGGCTAGAATGTTATCATTTAAACCTTCTAATTGCGTAACATATTGCGCAGATGTAATATTCATTTTATAACTCCGCATCGTGATCTAACACACAAGTACAGTATCCGCTTGAATTGTGGTAGAAGTAATAAAGGGACGCACCATTCGCACCTACGTTAGTGGCTTGTGTTGTTGTTAATCCTGCTTGTAATCCTGTATTAATTACCGTTGGTGTTGCTCTCATAAAGACAGGATAATCCATAACTTGACCACCATAACTTCCAGATGCGTAGTGTGTATTGTGTGTTCTCTGATAATACCTCTGACACCTCGCCAGTTCATCCCCGTATGACCGATGCTCGAAGTCGGTAGCTTTGTCGCCTAATTCTAGTTTGACGCCTGTGATGTAGAAGTCATATGTATCGGATATTGGTAAATCAAACCTGCAAATTAAATTATCATATGTTGAATTGTACGAACCTGAGGGATCAGGAAGTGTAGAAGTAAGAGTAAACTTTTCCCAAGACGTTGTAATACTGTTACTTTGGGCAGTTGTAGTGTTATCTGTATTTGCCCAAATTAAATTAAAATAAGTATCTACTGTAATAGCTTTTGACGCTTTAGCGTAAAAGCTAAATGTTACAGTCTGGTTTTTAAATTTACGACTATCCTCTATTTTCTGCTGTATAGCTGGGGAACTAGTCGCCGCTGATGTAATGGCAGTTTTTAAAGCATAGGTAAATGGCCTCAGTTCAGCACCCATATCGTATTGGCTCATTGTACCTGCGCCATCACGCAAGTTAGTGTTCCAACGGTCTGCCGTATGATAACCCCAACCAGTAGATGTTGACGAAATTCCACGCTGCCATACAGCTAAGTTTCCATTGATAATAAGATTGGGATTTGTGCCGCCAATCCCGTCAGCAATATCCCGTGCCTTACTCATCTTATTCTCCTAGCAGTGTAGCTAAATCCAACGCTTTCAATTCATCAGGCGTAGTTGCCGCAGCCAAACGTGCATCATCTGTAATGTCACGCAGCGTTGCTTTCTGCGCTGCGATCTCAGCCGCACCTGTGCCAGCTTCCAAGGCTTTCATGTAGTCTACGTCCAAGGCTTCTAAGCGTGGCTTGCGTTCTGCACGTAGGCTGTCCTTGTGGATAGCCAGTGCCGCTGTCATGTCTACCTCGACAGCATCGCCGTTGAATGACCAAGCCCCACGGAATGTGCGGTCTGTTGGAACCGTAAGAGACGATGCATCACGAACATCGCCGTTGATATTGATGTAAGTTGTCATTGTGCAATTCTCCATGCGTTTCTAAATGACCGATCCGATGGGATCATTTCAACAGGGACGATCTTCATAATCGTTCTGTTTCCTTTGTAGTCCCGCCATACAGCAGGGTCTATGTCTTTCATTACCAGATACTCTATCGCTTCTTCCTCAGTCATAGGGCCGATAGGTTCTGCGTATGGGTGTTCCTTTGGCTGTCCGTCAGGCACCAAACGATCACGCTGATAAGTGTCAATAGGTGGCAAGATGTCACCCTCTAGTGCAGCAGCCATCCAGTTAGGATCAGGGACAAGCACCTTGGCAGGTTCGTCTGGTGTGGCAGGGTCCTCGAACAGCACACGATACTTAGACTGCACTGGCTCTAACCGTGACTTAGCTTCTAGTAGGCGTTCCCATAGATGCTTGGTCATGCTAAGTCTCCTATGGCTTTCATTGTATGCACTCGATCTTCATAGACATCATTCCAAGTCAAAATTGCCATAGGTGACGTACTAGCATCTTTTGTATAGTTGAACCCATTACCTGAGAATATACGACCAACCACATCAACAGAGCCTGAAACCCCATAGTCTCCAGAACTAAAACTGCTAGTAAAACTATAAGAATAACGCCCTGTATTAGTATCTGTTACAGAAGACACGTTCAAACTATCAGTAATGGTTGTTGTGGATGAGCCTAACACCCAAGCCTTAGCCGACCCATTTAGGACATAGCTTGTGCCTACTGTATCCACTCCGTCTGTAATATTAGAAACATTAAGAGTTGACATTGTTATACCCCCATCTTTCCCATGTCTTACGTTTCAGT